TTACCGAAGTTCTCCGATGACCCACCGACTTCGCGCCCGCCGTGGTGGCCCTGCAGGGCCACCACGGCGAACACCTCACCCACTCACGCTGTTACACCACTTCCCGGGACACCGCCGACCGTGGCCAACACCTGGCTTCGGGAGATCGGCGAGCACCTGCGCACCTTGCCCCTGCCGCTGCCCTTGTCCGCCACCGATGACGACGTGCAGGCCAAGGCCGACCGCCTCGCACGCCAGGCGTTTGAGCGTCAGAGCCCCAAGAGGACCGCGAACGCCTCGAACGACGTTTCCCTGATCGGCATCTATCAGGCCCTGTGCGCCTTCTGCGCGGCCAACTTCATCCAGCCGCCCGCCGTGAAGGACGGCACCGTGGAAGAGGTGCAGGGCGCCGTCGCCCGCATGGTCTGCCGCAAGTGGTGGCGCCGCCAGGTGGGCCGGCTGCACCTGCGCACCAAGGAGGCCTGCGCCATCGAGCTTTTCGGCATCGTGCATGCCAAGAAGCAGAAGTACGTGACCAACGCCAGCGTGAGGCGGTGGGAGCGGCAGAAGCGGCGCAACGCGGCGTATCTCGAGGGGCTGGAAGCGGTCAACCAACACGACTACGCCGCCACCCTTGCCGAGCTGGCCGCCAAGAGCACCGCGAACCCCGCCATTCGCCGCGGCGAGCTGCTGGCCCGTGCCCGGGGCTTCGAGGAGATCGCCCGGGGCTTGGAGCACACGGCCTTCTTCATCACCGTGACCTGCCCCTCTGCGATGCACGCCAAGCGCGCGGTGTACCGCAAGGGGCAGCCGGTGCGGGTGCGGGACAACCCTTCGTTCGACGGCACCACGCCGCGGGAGGCGCAGCAGCACCTGTGCAAGGCATGGGCGAAGACCCGCGCTTACCTGCAGCGCCGGGGCATCCGCCTGTATGGCTTCCGGATCGCTGAGCCGCACCAGGACGGCGCGCCCCACTGGCATTTGCTGCTGTTCATGCCGGCGGCCGCCGTCAAGCCGATGCGCGAGGCCGTCACCCGCTACTTCCTGACCCAGCACAGCCCGGACGAGCCGGGCGCGCTGAAGAACCGGGTGAAGTTCGTGCCGATCAAGATGGACGCGACCCATTCGGCAACGGGCTACATCCTGAAGTACATCGCCAAGAACATCGACGGCTTCAAGGTGCAGCAGGATCTGTTTGGAGACGACGCCATCGAGGGCGCGGCGCGGGTGAATGCGTGGGCGTCCACGTGGGGCATCCGGCAGTTCCAGCAGATCGGCGGCGCCCCGGTGGGCGTGTGGCGGGAGCTGCGCCGCATGGAGGCCGCGCCCGAGCATACTCCCCTGATCGACGCCGCCCGCCAGGCCGCCGACGCGGGCGACTGGGCCGGGTACGTGAAGTGCCAGGGCGGGCCCGCGGTGGCCCGCAAGGATCTGGCCGTCTCTCTGGCGAAGACCCGCCCCGGCGAACGCTGGTGCCCGGTGGCCCAAGCGCCGGAGCCCGCCCCCCTCACCCGCTACGGTGAAACCCGCCCGGCGGGCGTGTACGGGGTGCTCGATGCGGCCAAGGGCCGCGCCTTCGAGAGCCGCCGATTCAAGTGGGAGATTCGCCGCGCTTCGAGCCCGGACCAAGCAAGGCCCGCCCGGGCCGCCGCGCCTTGGACTCGTGTCAATAACTGTACGCCCCAGCCGTCTGGCGCCTGCGCCAGCGTGCCCCACTCCGCCCCGGAAGGTTGCAGCGACATCTGGCCAGCAGCGCACACGAGCCTTCCGTCCTTATCCGCAACCCACGCCGACCATCTAGCCGGCTGGGCCCCTCCCCCACCTCTCTCCATTTGAGGACTTTGACCATGTTCAAACCCAACCACCCCGCCAGTCCCGAAGTGCAGACGATGCGCGTCGAGCTCTTCGTAGCCGAGAAGCGCGTCAAGGATCTGCGTGAGCAGCTCAAGCAGGCCGGCGACGGTGCCTTCGTCGCCCAGCTCGATCGCGAGCGCAACGGGCTGAGCGAGCCCGAAGTACTCTGAATCGGCCAGAAAGGAAAGAATCAACCATGAACAACTACGTGATGCGCCCCGATACCCTGGAGAAGGTGGCCGCTTACAAAGCGGAGATCTGCAGGATCAACGGCGCAAAGAGCACTGCCCAGGCATTCAGCGTCGCGCCGTCCGTCGCCCAGTCGATTGAGACCCGGGTGCAGGAGAGCTCGGAGTTCCTGAGCCTCATCAATGTCGTGGAAGTCGATCAGGAGTCCGGAGAAAAACTCATGATCGGGGTGAATCATCCCATCGCATACCGCATTCCAACAACCAGCGGCACGAGAAACCCGATCGACCCGATCACACTGGACGCATCCGGCTACCTTTGCCGGAAGACCGACTTTGACACGCAGATTACCTATCGAACTCTGGATCAGTGGGCCAAGTTCCCGGATTTCCAGAAACGTGTCCGAGATGCGATCTTGAGCGGGTCGGACTCGACCGAATCATGATCGGCTGGAACGGCCAATCGGCCGCTGACACCACCAACCGCGCGACGAACCCCTTGCTGCAGGACGTCAACATCGGGTGGCTAAAAAAGCTGCGGGATGCTGCACCGGAGAGGGTGATATCCCAGATCGTTCCCGGATCGAACAAGGTGCTTGTTGGCATGACCGGCGACTACGCCGACATCGATGCCCTTGTTCTCGACGTCTTCAACAACATCATTGACCCGTGGCATCGGGAATCCCCGCTGGCCTTCGTAGCAATCATGGGCAGCGACCTCAATGCCGACAGCCGATTCCCCATGCTGAACAGCACGATGCCCCCATCCGAGATGATGGCAGCCGACATCATCCGCACGAGCGGCAAAGTCGGCGGCCTGCCGGTAGTGCATGTGCCCTTCTTCCCGGCGAAATCCCTCTTCATTACGCCGCTTTCCAACCTCTCGATCTACTGGCAGCGCGGCACCCGCCGCCGCCGCATCGTTGAGAACCCCGCGCGTGATCGGATCGAGGATTACCAGTCGGTCAGCGAAGCCTACGTCGTAGAAGACCACGGCCAGTGCGCCTTGATCGAGAACATCCAGTTTGTCAGCTAACTCCAGGGAGATCAGTGTGAACAACTACACCTTCAACAGCTTGAATCTGTCTCTTGAGGCCGTCGCCAAGATACACCGCGAGCCGGATTTCGCGGCCCTTCTGAGCAATCGCCAACAGAAGGAAGAACTGGACGCGAAGAGCAACAAGCTCCGCAAGGCAATCGCCGTTGGGGAGGAGCATCTGACTCGCGCGGAGCTCCGCGCCAACGAGGTGAAAAGGTTGATCACGGCACAGACCGACAAGATCAAGCTTGCCCTCCTCGCCGGGCAGGGCCTGGCGAAGGAAGAGAAAATCCGTGTCGACGGTCGCATCGCCGAACTGAACGAGCCCGCCGAGGACTTTCCGGCGTCCCCCGGGGAACTACAGAGCGCATTGGAACAGTTGCGTGCGGAGCTGTCTTATGTCGAAACCCAACGCACTGAATGCCTGCGCCGGGCACGCCGCCTCGCTCAGCAATACTTCGGTCAGAACTTCCAGGACCTGGAGGCCCCCTATGACGAAATGGTGGCAATGACGCGCCAGTGTCTCGAGTACATGATTGTCCAAGCCGCCATGGCCGGGGCCTTCTTCGATTACGAAGATCCCGAACACCGGCGCCGCACCGGTGGCGACACGCGCAACCCGCTGATGGTGAAGGCGCTCAAGTACATCAAGTACACGTCCGCCATGATCGACGGAAACTGGGTCGAGGGCATTCACGTCAAGCCTGAAGACGTGCTGGCGACGGCAGATACCGACATGCAGCGAATGATCGACAGTCTGAAGGACTGGCAAGCCTTCCCGGTCAACGCCATCCGCAACAAGGCATCGACCCAAGAAGCCATGAATCAGCGCGTCGCCGCCACCCAGGCCAACCGGGAAGCACAAGGCATCGGGAGGAACTAAACATGTCAATGCCATGCCCCGCCTGCGGAACGATGGCCCACGTCCGGACAAGTAGGCCTTTGTCTACATCAGTGGCAGAACAATACCTGTGCTGCAGGAACCCTCAATGTCAGTGCGTCTTCAGAGCACTTTTTCATGCAGATGTGATTGTCGGTGCAAGCCTGCTGCCGGAGTCCGAAATAACACCCGCGTACTTCAAGTTGAGGATATCCGATACCTCTAAGGGGATCTCAAAAATTGCTGGCCTCCCCGCGAACTGGGCAGCCAACACCCCCTCCGGAAAGTACTGGGCAGCCAAGAGAGCGCAGAAAGAGTCTGCCGGGCGCGAATAGCAGACATGCACGAACAATGTGCACAAACCTGCACATAGGAACGCACAGGGGCAACTAAGCCCCTTTGCCAAGCCTTCAGCACCGGCCCAGGGACCGCACAGGCGCACAGAAAGAACTCGATGAAGCGGGCAGGCGGGGCGGGGTCCCGAGCGCGCGCCACGGGGTCTAGTGGCCCTGAAACGTACGCTGACCACCAACACCGGCAGGCCGCTGCCGGCCCGCGGCATTGCCGTGGGGAAGCGGCAACCACCAACCAATCATCCAAGGAACTGCAATGTCCGAGAACACCACCAGCCAGCCCAGCACGCTGAACACCGTCGAACTGGATCAACCGATCCGGCGTGGCGAATCCGAGATCAAGAGCGTGCAGATTCGTAAGCCCAAGGCCGGCGAGCTGCGCGGCATCTCCCTTTCGGATCTGTTCGACATGAAAGCAGATGCTGTGCTGGCCATGATTCCCCGTGTGAGCAATCCAACCCTCACCTCGCAAGAGGCCAGTCAACTTGAGGCATCTGACTTTGCAAAGTTTGCCGTTCGCCTCGTTGCGACTCTGCTTCCGCAGGAAACCCAACAGGAAGTTGTCCACCTCGGTTTGAACTGATCAACCCGAGCCGCCGGGCGCCCAAGGCGCTCCGGCACCCACGACACGAAGGAAGACCACCATGGATACGCTCCTGCTACGGGTACAACTCGATGCCATCAACAAGGCAACTGGCCCGATCCGGGACATCCTCAAGGGAGCGACGGCACTCAACAAGGGTGTCGAGGAAGCCCGCAAGCAGTTGAAGGGCCTCACGGCGGAACAGAAGCAACTTGAAGGCTTCCGCCAGGCGACCAGCCGAGTAGCCGAAACGGCACAAGCGATGCAGGAAGCTGGCCGGCGAGCCCGAGAACTTCGGGACGCCATCATTGCTGCCGCCACACCATCCAAGAACCTGACCGACGAGTACAGGGCCGCACGAAACGAACTCCGCAACATTGCCAGAGCCCACGAGCGCGCAAAGGAAGCCCAGGCAGCGGCCAATCATGACATGGAGAAGGCCAAGATCCCGGTGAACGAACTGGCCAGCCGGCAAGCAAACCTGGCACGGCAGATCGATGCAGTCACCAGCCGCCTTGAACAGCAACGCATCCAGATGGAGCGCGTCAGAAAGGTGGGGGCCAACTGGCAAGCGTTGCAGGAACACCGCACAGCCATGCTTCACGCTGGCACCACAGCAACTGCAACCGGAACAGCGGTGGGACTCCCCCTCCTCCAAACCGTAAAGGACTTCTCCAACCTTCAGACGGCCACCACCGACCTGAAGGTATCCATGATGGAAGCGGGGAAGATCGTCCCCGCCGAGTTTGAGAAGATCGTATCCAAGGCCCGAGAGCTGGGCTCTCGCCTTCCGGGCACCGGCGAGGACTTCATGAAAGCGGGCAAGGCCCTGGTGGAACAGGGGGTCAATTTCAAGAGCATCATCGATGGAGGTCTCGAGGCCACCAGCTACCTGGCGGTGCTTCTCAAACTGGAGAAAGACCGGGCAGCCGAGTTCATCGCCAAAGCACGTGAGGTCCACGGACTTCAGGACCGTGACCTCCCAGCTGGCGCAGACCTCATGCAGCGGGCCCGCGGATTCGGGCTCAAGCCCGACCAGATCTATGAGGCCATGTCTTACGCCGGCACCGACCTGAACATCAAAGGCCTGGTGGGAAACCTCCAGACCATGAAGGAATACTTGGCCCTGCAGGGGATGGCCGCCGGCGTCGGTCTGGAAGGCTCATCCTTCGGCACCAACTTCGCCCACATGCTCAAGGCAATGGCGAACGTCAACAAGCTGGATGACGCCAAGGGGTCGGAAGGGGGCTATGTCAGGGACATCCTAGCGTCGAAGAACGTGAAACTCAACTTCTTCGACGCCGCGGGGCAATTCGCCGGCTTCGGCCGAATGGTCCAGGAACTGGAGAAACTCAAACAGTTCCGGCCGCAGGACCAAGAGCGCATCCTCAAGAAGCTCTTCGATACCGAGGGTGGGCGCCCCGCCGCCATCTTCCTCAAGAACGGCATGCAGGGATTCCAGGATGCCATTAAGAAAATGGACAAACAGGCATCCCTCAACGAGCGGGTGGGCGAATCCCTGGGCACACTGCAGAACAGATGGGACGCCCTGGGCGGTAGTTTCAATGAGTTCAGCACCAAAGTAGGCAGCCTCCTGGCTCCAGCGGCCGAGAAGATCATCGAACTGGCCAACGACATGGTGGGGGGGCTCAACAAGTTCATCGATGAATACCCGGGGCTGTCCCAAGTGCTGGTAACTGGAGCCGCCTTGTTCGCCGGCCTTGCAGGCGGAATGGGTGCCCTATCCCTTGCGGCCTGGGCCATCACGGGGCCCCTTGGCGTGCTCAAGACCGGCTTCGAAATCCTCGGCATTGGCAAGTACCTTCCTGATCTTGGCAAACTTGCAGAGACAGCCCTGCCCCTCATTCGGGGTGCATTCATCGCCCTGGGCGCGGTAGTCCGGGCACATCCAGTCGGCCTACTCATCACCACCCTCGCGGGTGCCGCGGCACTGATCTGGAGCAACTGGGACAAGATCGGCCCGAAGCTGAGCGAATGGTGGGAGCGGCTAAGCAACTTCATCGCCGAGAAGATCGGTTACATCGTGGAGAAGTTCGCCGCTCTCAAGCGCGCCGCATCCCTGGATTTCAGCCAAGCCAGCTCCGCCACGGTCGGCACAAGAGCGCTTGTGGGCGCTGGTGGCACTCTGGTAGGGCCTTCCCAACCCCTCCGCCCTGCGGGCTCCCAGCCCCTCAGCTACAACGCCCCCACCACCTTCAATATCACTGCCGCCCCAGGCCAGTCACCGGAACAGATTGCCCAAGCAGTTGATCGGCGCCTGCAAGAACGCAACCGCCAAGCCGCGGCCGTCCGGCGCAGCATCCTCAGCGACAACCATTAGCAGACTACTCCGACATGACCCCCGACTTCCGCGTTCTCCTCGACGGCCAAGACCTCACCACACGCATCTCACCGCGCCTGGAATCCCTTCAACTTATCGACGCCCGGGGATTCATCGTAGATACCCTGGATCTCACGCTAACCGACCATGATGGGACTCTCTCCATCCCGCCTCGAGGGGCAAAGCTCCACCTCTTTCTTGGATGGAAGGAGTTCCCGCTGGAAGACAAAGGCACGTACATCGTGGATGAAGTGGAGCACACCGGCGCCCCCGACAAGCTGACGATCAGGGCACGATCTGCTGATCTAAGATCCACGATCACCAGAAAGCTCGAATGCTCCTACCACGATATCAACCTGACCCTGGGGGACATCGTGCGCACCGTCGCAGCCCGCAACGGCCTCGAACCGCGCATCACGCCAGACCTGGCGAGCATCAAGGTAGAGCACGTTGACCAGGTTGGCGAATCGGATGCCGCCCTGCTCACCCGCCTGGGCGACGAGAACGGAGCAATCGCTACCGTAAAGGCCGGCAATCTCCTGTTCATTCGGCCTGGCCAGGCAACGACCGCAAGTGGCATCCCCTTGCAGCCCGTCACCATCGAACGGGCTCTGGGCGATCAACATCACTTCCTCGTTGCCGACCGCGGAGCCTTCACAGCCGTCCGCGCCAACTACCATGACGTGCACCTGGCGCAACGCGCCTTTGTCCAGGTCGGTGAGGAAGAGGAGATTGACGGACAGGACGCTGAGACGACAACCCAGCCCAGCACCTCCAACGTGAAAACGCTCCGGCACACTTACGCCAACAAGGCCAACGCCGCCAGAGCGGCGCGGGTCGAACTCGATCGTATCAAGCGTGGGCTGGCTTCATTTCAGATCACCCTTGCCCAAGGCTGTGCCGACCTCTTCCCCGAACTGCCCGTATCGGTTCGGGGGTGGAAACCCGAAATCGACCACCCGGCACGGCTGATCACTCGAGCAACGCACCGGATTGACGGCCAAGGATTCACCACCACTCTGGACTTGGAACTGAAGATCGATGACTAGCCCGGCCCTCTCCCCCTGCCCGCACATCAGCACCACCCACCTGATGGGAATCAGCCT